CCTGCATCAGGCCTGATGCAACGCCCTGGCGCTCACGAATACGCCTTTGTCGCTCTTCCTCAGTGACCATTAGAGGAAAAAGCGGATAGAGGGTGCGAAGCGGTTAGTCAAAGCGCCACGGAGCGCAGGTGGGAGGGCTGAGAAGCGCTCGGAGAACGGGAAGTCGGACAAGAAATCAGTGAAGGTCTGGCTGGGTTGATTACCTTCACGGAGCTGCTGCCCTAGATTGCCAAGGAACTCGTTCTGGATGGTCTGGAACTGGTTCTGGAAAAAGCGCTGTTGGGGTTGATTCTGTTGGTTGACGAACGAGAAGAACGAGGCACGGGGACTCTCTTCCAGCACATCGCTGAAGAAATCGGAGCCAAAGCCGAACTCGTTCTGGGTGGTCATTAGAAGGTGAAGCCCCTGTTGACGAACTCACCGAACAAGCTACGGGTCGGGAACTGCTCCTCAAACCGAGTGAACCTGTTGGCCAGAGCTCTGCTAAAAGCTCCCTGGAGAGCCGGAGCAAAGCGAGACCCAAGGGCCTGCTCAATGATTCCCGCCGCGTTAGGCTCGAAGAACTCACGGGCCGTTGCCTGCCCCAGCGTTGGGTCATCGGCTCGGAACGCTGCGGCAACCCCGGGTGTAAACGTTGCCGATATAGGCGCACTAGGCAGTCCGCCGCTAAGGAAGCTCTCGAAGGTTCCAAGGGGAGTGTCCGAGCCCCCTCCCGCTGCCTGGGCAGCTTGCGCTGCCAGCAGGGAATTTAGCCGCTGTTGAGTCACGTCTTGTACAGCACCCCGCAGGCCGGGAGCAAATGCGGTCTGGGTAAGCCCTTGGATGATAGCGTTCGCATTGGCCTCTGCCTGACTCGCTGCAGTCTCTTGCCCGACCGTAGGGGAGGCAGTACTAAAGGCTTGTCTCAGTGCAGGAAGAGCCCCACGCAGGACATCCCCTGCGGAGCCTCGGGCACCACGCAGGAAGCTCAGGAAAGTACCGGGTTGTCCAGCCTGGCCGAATTCAGTGAAGGCTTCGTCGGGCTGGCCGGCCGCAGTGGCAGCCTGCTGTGCCAGGAACGCCGCTGTAAGGGGTTTGCGCTGCCGTTCGAGGGCAGCACGAACCTGCGGGCCAGCCTGCGGTCTTTGGCCCGAGAGGAACTGCTCGAACTGCTGCCCGAGCGGAAGTTCCGCTGCAATCTCCTGCGCCTCTAGTGCTTCCGTCGGTGTCAGAGGTCTAGTCGTGCCTGTTGTGCCTGTTGTACCGGTCGTCGCAACAGGGGTCTTATCTATAACCCCTGCGCCAAAGATACTGTTGTTGAAGTTATCAACCATTGTAGCAAGGTTTGCGTCTGTGACGCCCCCGCCCGCTATATCCTTGCCCTCCTGGGTTTGCGCGTCCTCTGGACGGACCGCATATCCCCATGATATGAGCATGGCGACGGCGCCTTCCTCGCTTTTAAGCTGGGTCTCGAGTTCGGTTACAGCGGTGGAGACGCTATAGTTGATGTCCGTCCGTAGCCGCTCACGGATATTTTGGACGACCTCTGCATTAACAGCTGGCATTGTTTAGCCTCCCGGTCCGAGTAACCCTATATTCGCCAATCGCTGCTCAGGTGTCAAGGCGCCGGGTCGAGGCGCGCCGGGTGGGAGAAGTGGGCCTGCTTGGGGAACTGGATTAGGGGGCGGTATGCCTTGAACGGCGGGCGGGAGTACCGAAGGGGCGACTCCAGCGCCGGCTGCGCCGTTCGCGCCATTAGTCTGACCGCCCTGTTCGCCGCCTGCCGCCTGCGGCCCTGTGAACATCTGCTTGAGCAACTCCTCGTAGTAGAACTGGGCAAGCTGGGGCCGGCCACGGTTTTCCATCGCCGCCATGAGGGTCCACAGCGCCGCCTTGGGCAGCATCCTCTCGCCGAGCTGCTCTTTGATGGAGTCGTCGATGCGGTCGGCGTTCTGCAAGCCCATAATCTCGTCTCGGATGAAGATATCGGGCAAAAGCGGGGTCGGCCCCTCCCTCGCCATCTGCGCTAGGGCGTATACACTCGCCTCGTCCTGCGGCAGCTTGGCGGCCAGCGTGATTTCAGGGTCTCCCCCGTTACGGATTACGTCGGGGCTGATGGACTCGCTGAAATACTGCCGGTTGTTGTCCCTGCCGGACAGTTCGATGGCCTGGTGCGCCCCGGTGGCGTACTGGTCGTTCAGCAGGTTGATAATCTGCTTGTACGCCACCTCGACGGCCCGCATCCGGGGCTCCAGTTGGGTCAGGATGCCCTGCCTCAGACTGTTTATCGCAAACCCCGATAGCTGGAACTGCAACTCGCCGAAAACCGAGTGGGGGAGTGCGCCGCGTTGGAGCTCAGAGCCGATCAGGCCGAGGTATGCCCCCGTTTCCTTCGCCATCTCCATCAGCCCCATCGGTTCGACATCTTCACGGCCCATCTCAAGCGAGACCTCAGAGCCCTGCCGGAACGGGTCTTCGTCCAGCGTCTTGGAGCCGTCGGACGACTTCACCTTGATGCCCTGCTTTTTGGACCGCGCCACCATCTCTTTCATCACCGACATGACGAAGTTCCAGGTCTCGTAGATGTCGCGGTCACCTTTATAGACCGACTCGCCATAGTATTTGAGCGACTCGTCCGGCGCCTCGTCGACGATTATGGAGGGAGAGGTTGGGACGACGTTGAGGAAGGCGGGGACACAGGAGCAGCCGTGGGGAGTGGGCTTTTTCAGCACCTTGCCGTCCATCACGACGGTGTTGATTTCCTGGTCGTAGTAGTCGTACACGTTGGTGCCGCGTTCTCCGATTCCCGTATCGGGAGGGAGCTTGATGCCGTATTCCGTCTCGATTTGGAGGGCGGTTTTGGAAGTCTTGTGGCAAATCCACTCCAGGTTATCGCTGCCCATGCCCCAGTAGGTGTGTAGGGGGTCGAATGGGGTTACGTCGACGTAGGAGGTGCCGTCCTTGCGTTTGACGATCAGCGCACGGCCCGCGAGCCAGCCCCGGACGGTGGAGTGGAACGCGAGCTGGTCTTTGACAGGCGTGAGGAGCCGGAGGACGAGGCGCTCGTCGGCCGCACGGAGTGAGCCGATGAAGAATCGTTCCTTGGCGTCGTTGATCTCGCGGTCTGAGCGCGGTCCCTCGATGTTGTTGATGCGGATGATGAGCTCTGCGCCGATTATCCACGCGATGATCTTGTCGGCGTACGTCATCGGCTCGTTGGAGGTGTAGATTTCGTAGCCCTCTTCGCCCTTGTACTCGCTCAGACGATAGAGGTCGTAGTCGTCACGGAAGCGCTGACGGAGGCTGGACGTTTCGCCTTCGTGTTTCTCGACTAGAGATATCACGTCTTCGGGCTTATTGGCCATTACGACGTCTCCACCATGCGATGCCCTGTTTGTCCGATACCTCTATACTGAAGCCGTACTCAGTAGACCGAAGGCGTTATCCCGGTCAACCCAGTCGTTAATCTGCACGTCAAGGCCCTCCGTTGCGAGTGAATCGGCAAACGCCTGGTGGAGCACCTGACGGATAGCGTTTCGGATTTTGGTGTTGGGCATCATTCAGTCCCGTATTTGGCCAGTAGTTCGTGGGTGGCGTCGTTACGCCGTTGTTGGGCCGCTGCGAACCCTTCTGAAAAGCCGTCAGCTTTGCCCTTGTCGTACCCGCCTTGGTATCCGTCCTGATAGCGGGAGTCGTCCTGGTCAGGCCAGTCTTTGTCAGCGAGTTCTACCACTGTTTCACCTTTATCGTGCCAGAGGCTTTACGCGCCGCCCCGTACTTTTCAAACAAACCGTACCACACCGCTTTAACCCCGTCGCAGTAGGCGTCTTCCGGCACCTTCCCCACGATATTACCATCACGGTCAACTTTCCACGAATAGGGCCGGGTCTCTCCGGAGCCAAATGGGTACGGAGCCGCCCCGAACTCACTCAATATACCACGCGCTCGAGGTGAGAACAGGATACCGGGCTCGTTTGTGAGAGGATTCACTTTCAAAAACGTCTTCAAACGTTCGATGCCGTCGGGTATCTTGATTCGATTCGACGCCATGTAGAGCCCCAGCCCGTCGGGAGGCGGGGCTTGCCACTGTTCCGCGATGGGGGACTGACCGTGGTGTTGATAGGCGTACACGTCCGCCACCCCGTACCGGATATCCTTCGCCCAGGGCCGGGATTGAATGATGGTGATGATGTCTTGGGTCACAAGGCCTTGTTCGTAGATTTCATCAAATACTTGGGGCCGGTCATCGATAATCTGCACCGCCTCCACCGCGTAAGCACTCGCCCCGGTAGTAGCCCCCGAGCCTCCGGGGTCGACCCACAGATACACGGGCTCACCCTTCTCGTACGCGACATCGCGGATGTGCAGGTCGGGCCGGAACTCCCCAAACACAATCCCTTTGGGCGTGACGGGAATCCCCGCAATCCGCTCCATGAAGAACTCGTCGGAGGACTCCCGTTCGAGTTTCAGTATTTCGGGGTCTTCTTTCCCCCCGGGATAGAGGTGAAAGTTCGTCCAAGAAGGCAGGGACCACGATTGCCGATCGTCCGCTCCCGACTGCCATGCTTTCCACAACGCGGTGTACCAGGGCATCTGGGTGCGCTCGAAAGTGCCGGACAGGAAGAGCCAGGCCTCTTTCGGCGCCACCCTACCCCTCATGCGCTCAAATGTCGAAACATCGAGCTGTGACGCCTCACATCCGATGATTCCGTCCGGTGCCTCTCGCGCCAACCGGCGATTGTCTTTTGCCGATTTGGTAACGATTCGAGTACCGTCCGCCAGGAGTATCTGGCCCGGGTCGACGCGTTTGGTCGCGTGACGTAACAACCCGAGTGCCTGGAAGTCGTCCACGAGATAGTGAAATTCCCGCTCCGTTTCGGCGTAATCCGCCCCCACCAGCCAGTAAAGTCCGGTCTCCTCCGGGTCGAACACGTGCCCCAGCAAATATGCCGCAGCACAGCGCGATTTGCCACTCTGTTCTCCTCCAGCCACCAGGTTGAAACGCTTGTTCGACGCCAGGATGGCGGACTGTTCGGGCGTAGGCTCAAACCCAACACGCTTGAACAGGTCCGACGCCACCCCGATTCCAGTAGGACGCTCAGCGGTTAGAGTCATTTGCGACCCCGCCTCTTCTGACTCGCAGCACGGATAGCCGCCTCCTGCCGACGAGCCCCCTTTTTCGA